TGAATTGAGTCCTAAGCGCAAAGCACGAAGAGCAAAAAAACGCAGAGCCGAAGAAAAGCGTTGGGCATCAATGGCAGGACCAATAACAATCAAAAATGTAAAAGAATAAAATGAAGTTAATAAACTCCGATTGCATTGAGGCTATGAGGGCTATGCCTGACAATTCGGTGGACTCGATAGTGACCGACCCACCATACGAACTTGGATTTATGGGCAAGAGTTGGGACTCAACTGGTATCGCAAACAGCGTTGAAATGTGGAGTGAGGCTCTGCGAGTTCTAAAACCAGGCGGTCATCTTTTAGCCTTCTCAGGCTCGCGCACCTATCACCGAATGGCAGTCGCCATCGAGGATGCGGGTTTTGAGATCCGTGACCAAATAATGTGGGTCTACGGCTGCTTATCAGAGGACACAGAAATACTTATCAATGGGAAGTGGGAACACTACCGTAAAGCCAAAATAGGTGATAGCGCATTATGTTATGATGTTGAACATGACACTTATTCATGGCAACCGATTGAAGATACTATTGAGTACGACTACGCGGATACCGCTTACAGAATTCACTCGGATAGAACAGACCAAATTGTTTCCAAAAACCATCGTTGTATTGTTGAATCAGATGGAAAATTCACTTTTAGATACGCAGAAACACTTGAACTCCAAGAGAGTGTACCCATTTTGGAAAATCTGTCAGACCTGCTTGATAGTCTTTCCTTGCCAAACCAAAGAACAAGTAACGCGAAATCGTTATTGTTCCAAAGGTTGTATTCAATGGGGAGAAAGAGAAAAGAAACCATTGGCTCAACGCAAGGGTCAATTTGTGAAGTGTACGGTCTGCAAAAAGAAGGTTTGGAAGCCCGATGCTTGGTTAAAGAAGATAAAACAACCAACCTGCTCAAAACAATGCAACGGGAAAATCAGGGGGATAACCCTAACCGCCAACAAGTTCGACAGAACTGGGATGAAGTTTCCTGGAACTGGATTGGTCGGAGAATTAAATCCAGCATGGAAGGGGGGCGTAACTTACTTTCGGAAGAAAGGGAACTACAAACCAATAAAATACATCAGGTGCCCTCAAGAATTTTTGGAAATGGCTCGCAAAGACGGCTACATAATGGAACACAGATTATTGGTGGCACAAGCGATGGGTCGGTGCTTGTTGCGAATAGAAACAGTCCATCACATCAACCACGACCCACAGGACAATCGGATAGAGAATTTGATGTTATTCAAGACCAACCAAGACCACAAACTGTACGAGGGGAAGGGTTCACCGTTACCGATTTGGTGCGGGTTGAAGAAGTTACCTATATGGGAAAAGTTTGGTGCGTAAAAGTTCCAACAGGAGCATTTGTCACAAGAAGGAACGGGAAGGTTTTTGTTACTGGCAATAGTGGATTTCCTAAGTCGCACAACATTTCAAAGACATTAGACAAAATGAGTGGGGTCAAGCCAACGATAATTGGAAGCCGACCACTTACTGGTAACGGCAAGACAATGAAATCGGGATTTCATCAACCAGATGGAAGCGGTGCGGGTGAAACTATTAAAGAAGATGTGTTTGAAATTACCGTTGGAACTTCTCCCGAAGCCCAACAATGGGAAGGATGGGGAACCGCACTAAAACCTGCTCACGAACCGATTGTTCTAGCGCGGAAACCCTTTACTGGAACTGTTGCAAATAATGTTCTGGCTCACGGTACAGGCGGAATCAACATTGACGGTTGCAGGGTTGGGAGTGAAGAAAGAAAAAATAATATCAATGATTTTACAAACCAACACGGCAATCAGTTCGGAAATGGGCAACCTATTGCAAAGATTGGTGAAAGCAAAGTAACAGGCAGATTCCCCGCAAACTTTATCCACGATGGTAGCGATGAAGTGCTGGCGTTGTTTCCGCAGACTAAATCATCGGAACCTCGACTAACAACAAAGCAAGGCGGCTTGAAAAATCGCCTGGCTTATGGGGATTTCTCTGGACAGACAGAGCCTACCGTTATCGGATTCGGCGACTCAGGTTCAGCAGCCCGATTCTTTTACTGCGCCAAGACTTCCAAGAAAGATAGGAATGAGGGGCTGGATGGGTTTGAGGCTAAACAAACAACTGGTGGTGGTGGATTAACTGCGGGATTAAAAGAAGATGGAAGTTACGAAACCGCTAGTGCAGGTGGGAAGTACGGCTCTATCAAGGCTAAACAAACCAACACACACCCAACAGTAAAACCAACTGACTTAATGCGCTACTTGGTGCGACTTGTTACGCCACCAAACGGAACGGTGCTTGACCCGTTTATGGGGAGTGGCTCAACTGGTAAGGCGGCAATCCTCGAGGGCTTTGATTTCATTGGAATTGATATGACCCCCGAATATGTAGAGATTGCAAGAGCGAGGATTGAGTTCGCTATGAAAGATAAAGATGAAGATGAACAAGGTACACTTTTTTGAAATCCAATATCAAGGTAGGGCAGGTGGCTTCAGTTGCTATTTCAACACTTGAGGCATACCCGACAAATCCCCGTCGCGGAGACATTGACGCAATTGCAGAGTCACTTAAAGCGCACGGGCAATACCGACCTATTGTCGTCCAGCACGGTACGAATTACATTCTTGCTGGCAATCACACATACAAAGCGGCGAAAAAACTCGGTTGGAAGAAAATTAAGATTACTTATATTGATGTTGATGAGGCTACTGGTAAAAAAATAGTTATCGCCGATAACCGCTTAACTGATCTTGCTGGGTACAACGAGCCACTATTGAAAAGCCTACTTCAAGCCTTACCTGAGTTGGATGGCACAGGATTTACCGATGCAGAGGTTGAAGCACTCGACAGGTTGATAGATGGCAAAGATAAAAACATCATGACCGACTCTAAGCCTTTACCTAGCGACCCTGAAGTAAAGGCTAGTGCTTGGAAGTTCACCGTTGAGAAGGATGCCTACGGCGCTTGGCGGGATGAGTTGTATATTGACGCACCCACAAAGCAAAAAGCAATCAAGGCAATCAAGGAAAGACTTGGATTACCTGAGCGCCCACCAGTTCAACCTGAACCTAACGGTGAGCGAAGTGATATCACGGCTGAGGATGTTGAAACCGTGGGAATCAATGAGGTTATGGTTCATCCCCTTAACCCGCGTGAGGGCGATACAGGGGCGATTATTGAGTCCCTGACCTATATGGGTCAATACCGACCTATTGTGGTTAATAAGCGCACCAAACACATACTTTCGGGAAATCACACCTATCAGGGAGCAGTTCAATTAGGGTGGGAGAAAATCGCCGTTCATTGGATTGATGTGGACGATATAGAAGAGATCAAGATTTTGATTGTAGATAACCGAACCAGCGACCTTGCCACTTATGACCCAAAAGAGTTGAACAAACTATTAACCTCAACCTCATTGAAAGGTACAGGGTTCTCTCCTGAAGAGGTGGCAGACATATTAGCGGGGGGAAAATCTAAGCCTGGACATCAGCCGATTGGTCGAACAAATGTTCGAGTGGGAGAACACTCAATACGAGTCCATTCTGAAGATTTGAACGCATGGGCTAACACAATTCAAAGTTGGCAAGACATTGCTGAGTTGCTGGGATTACCTTTAGAAGCATGTAGCCAAGAAGAATAAAGATAGTTGCATTATTAACCCTAGTAGGTTATACTTCCAATAATAAATAAGGAGGGGACATGCTTAAACCGAGAATTCACATGAGGGGCACATACAAATCCGTGTGTATGCACGATTACACGGTAGACCTTGACGGGCAAGTTTCTTGTAGCAAATGCCTAGCAAAGCAAAGCGCAGATGAAACTTCCGATTTTGTGGAAGATAAATGAACAAGGACGCAGAAATGGCTATGTTTGAGCGGCAACTACGCGAACTGATAGCCAAAGAAATTGAGGCAATTCAAATTAGTAAGCCAACTATGGCTTCCCAGTTTGGATACATCACAGCCATCACAGAAGCCGCTGCTATCGCTCGGGGCGAGGTAAAGGAATGAATGAATTAACTGCGTTCTACTCCAGCGCGATTATTGTATCAATTTTACTTGTGTGGCTAGTCTGGAAGCGTTTCTAATGGGAGAGGTGAAGGAATGATTAGAGAACTGTGGATGCTTATTAGGTCAATGCTTAAAGAAGAAAAATCGCGTTGCCGCGATTGTAGAAATCACTTTCGTTACTGGAAAGGCGAGTACCACTATGACCCATACTCGTACTGTCCACCTGATTCCGAACCTGACTTTTATTGTTTCAAGTGCCGACCAAAGGGAGAGGTGAAGGAATGAGTGATAAAAGAATAGATGTAACTCTTCATCAAGGATCATTTCTTGACAAACTAAATCCAGATTGGATTGGCAATAAATTAACAGAGCAGGTTGCCGAAAGACTGTTTAATAAATACGACACCCTCGGCGAGAAGCATTGGCAAAGAGGGTCTGGATACTCGTCAGGTAACTGGCGTGTTGAGTGGATAGAAGATGCCGTCGAACTCATCGCGCTAATCACCGAAGCGAACAACGCGAAGAGGAAGGAATAATGTATCTAACAGAGCCACTGTTAAGTTTTCCAGTTCAACCTACCCTAATTCTCTGTAATTTAACAGTCAGAGTGTTAGATTTAACACCTTCACTACCTGACTTGAGTATAGGTAGCGTTTCAATCCTTATGGAACCTAACAGTTGATGGTGGTAATGACTATCACAAAAGTACTGCTGATATGTAACCGTTCGGTTGCAGAATAATTTGTAACTGAACGGTTACAATATATAGAAAATGTCGCTCTCGCTAGAGGAAGAGGAACGAGTGAAATTGATGTCTGTGATGACAATTGGGAGATTAAAGTTTTTTTATGGTCGGTGGAGTCAATGGGGTATTGAAATCTCCTATGGAAGCCACGATAACTTCCTCACTCTCGCTTTGGGGAGTTGGGTCTGCGGATTTAATATATCAAGCAAAAGGAATTCAACCGAGGTAGAATAAACCTATGGAAAACAAGAGTGGGGTTAAATTGGTGGCTCAAGTAGAGAAGAAGGCACCCAGTAAAGCCGTTACCCCCAAAAAGATAGGCGGGCGCAAGCCTTTTGTTTTAGATGAAGATAAAGAGAGTGCAATTCTTGATTTCATCCGTATCGGAACGCCTGTAAAGCATGCAGTTGTCGCTTCAGGGGTCAGCGAAGCGGCTTTTTACAACGCAATGTCTCGCGGTCTGGCAGAAAGAGAACGCCTAAAAATGGTTCCAAATGCAAAAGAAAACCCAACCGAAGTTGGGTATCTACAATTCCTAGAGTCTGTCGAGCGGGCAAGATCAGAGGCAGTTGCCAAAAAGGTTGCTTCAATTACCAAAGCAGCCATTGAGGGAGATTGGAGAGCGAGCGCGTGGTGGCTAGAGCGTCAGGTTGGTTCAGAGTTCGGAAAGACTGACCGTATTGAAATTGGTGGGCAAGGTGGCGAGGCGATTAAAGTCCAAATTGAAATGGGCGACCTTGAAGATAAGATTGCACGAATTCTTTCAATTAGAGAAAAGTAGCGATGAGGCTAATAGACAAAGTTCTCGGGGCAACACTTGAAAAACGAGCAGAAATTTATCTATCGCTGACCCCTGAAGAAAAATATGCGCTCGGGGCTATCATGGACGCTGAAATTGAGAATCCGTGGGCAAGGTGGGAAAACGACCCAGTTGGATTTATCGAAGATGGCTTGGGCGAAACCTTATGGACTAAGCAAAGGGAGATTTTAGAATCCGTAGTAGAAAATAAAAGAACGGTAGTCCCAGCATGTCACGCGCCAGGAAAATCTCACTTAGCAGCGAGGGCTATGGCATGGTGGATTGCAGTTCACCCACCAGGAACGGCAATTGCGATTTCGACAGCATCAACATTTCGGCAGGTCAGAAACATTATGTGGGCGCAGATAAGAAAAGTTCATATGGCACACAAGTTGCCAGGCGAGATACTAACTACCGAGTGGAAAATCAACGATACCGTTACAGCCTACGGTTTTGCGGCGGCTCCAGGAAACGAAGCGGCAATCCAAGGAATCCACGCACCCCACTTGCTTGTTGTGGTGGATGAAGCGGGCGGTATCTCAGAAACCATTGGTATAGCCCTAGAAGCCCTAATGACGGGTGGACACACACGCCTATTGGTATTGGGTAACCCGCCGACAGATTCTGAGCAAGGCTGGTTTGAGCGCATTTGCAGTTCACCGATCTATAACATAATTCCGATTAGCGCCTATGAAACTCCAAATTTTACGGGTGAAGATACTGGATTGTGCAAAACTTGTCCGTCGCACATTGAAGAACATTCAGTTGCAACCCACCTTGTAGATAAAACTTGGGTTGATGATGTAATAAGTGAATTTGGAGAAGATTCCGCTTTCGTTGAAGCCCGCGTTCATGCCAGATTCCCAAAGAGTTCGATTAGTAAAGTTATTCCTTATACATGGGCAGAACAGGCTACTCAAAATGAAGAGCAAATAGTTTCTCAGGTTATTCGCCTTGGCATAGATATCGCATCAGACGGTGGCGATGAGTTCGTTATTGCTCAGGCTGATGGCTACACGGTAAGCATTACTCACCGATCTTCAGGTAAGGCAAACGCGAACGCCGTAGATGTGGCTGGCGTGGCTATTGAGCATATCCAGCGAGCAGTTGATAAACATTTAGAGCGCGGGATAACAGATTTAGTTCGGGTCAAGATTGACACAATTGGTGTGGGCTGGGGAGTTGTTTCCCTATTGGATAGATGGGTCAAAGAACGCCAAATGAGGGCAGTAGTCATTGGTGTCAATGTTGCAGAGCGACCTAAAGATCAAGCCAAGTTCAAAAATCAACGAGCCGAGATGTGGTGGAATACCCGCAATCTGCTACAACCCAAAGAAGGAAAACAAGAGATTCGTTTAGAAGCGGATAGGCAGGTATTAGCGCAGTTGGCTGGACCGACTTTCAAATCTGATTCTTCTGGGCGCATACAGATTGAGTCGAAAGTAGATATGAAAAAGCGTGGCGTATCTAGCCCTGACCGAGCCGAAGCGATACTTTTAGCGCTCTATGAAAACAAGAGCGTATTGCCACCGATTGCCCCTATTTCAATTGGGCAAAGTAATCAATGGGACATGAATAGCCTATAAAATGATTGAGGTTTATTTAACTGACATTGAAATTCAAGAAGCACTTAATTTTGTTGCTGCCATGCGCTCCGATAAAAAGGGGCATAATGTAACAGATAAAAAGTTTGATTTGAATAACACTTCTTGGGCGGTAAATCTCATGGGGCATTTAGGGGAAAAGGTTGTTGCTAAGACATATCGGATTCCAGTTGATAATAGAATACTTTCTGGGGGCGACGGCGGAATAGATTTAAGAATCTCCGACAAAACGGTTCAAGTTAAAACAAGCGCGACGAACCAATTGATATTCAACAGCAAAAATTTGTTTACCGCCGATTATGCAATATTTGTTACCCTTGTTGGGGAAAGGACACAGCCCCATATAAACTCAAAGTTTAGAATATGGGGAGACATCACAAAAGAGAAATTTCTTGATGTCTGTTACGAAAAAGATTATGGTTACGGTTTAAGATATGTTTGCAACATAAATAACCTTGGGTGGGAATTAAAGCCTAATGGCACCCACACTCATTAGAACCTGATTCGGGGCAATAGTAATAAGTTTTATTTTCAGGTAGTTTGCAATGAGGACATGATTTCTCATCCTCAATAACCACGATTTCAGATTCCCTATATTCTTTGACGCAGTTATTACAATATGCCAAATTATCAGCCCACTCAAGAAGCCAACGCTCATGGCGCTGGCTCCTTATGTCATCCAGAAGGCTCATGCCAATACAGGCTTAGGTTGAAGGTTAAAGACTGTCTCATAAAGTAGTTGCCCACCTTCCCAATCGCCCCAATT